TGTTTGTAAATTTTTTCTTGAATCTAAATGTACCAAGGGTTCTCAATGTAAATTCTCACATACAAAATCTACAACTACTGAACCTGGTTTTACACTTGCAAAGTCTAAATCAAATAAATCTAATAAATCTAGACCTAAACTAATTAAAGTTAATACCGAGACATTTGAACCTTGGTATGAACCTCCACATATGCAAATTCAAGTTTTAAATCCGCACCACCCCCAACCTATAATAACTGAATCTGATGTTTTTGTTCTCCCAGGGCTATTTGATGATTTAAAATCAGTATACTCAAGATTACTTGAAGAGATTGAAAGATCAAGCTGTAAAAACTTGGACCAATTATGGAAACCATGGCATGGTAATACTCATTTAATTGCAGATGATCATTTAAGATGGAAAGAATCTTGTCCTGTATTCAATTTGATTATTGATAGAATTTCTCAGTTCTTTGATATGGATGTAAAAGCAACACGTTTTAATTTGTATGAAGATTTGAGAGATTATAAACCTATGCATTTTGATGCAGCAGCAATTGATCCTAAAAAAGCTTTAACACAGAATTTGACTGTTGGGGTATCTTTTGGATACACTAGATCTGTTGAATTTGAACATGCAGTTACCCGAGCTAGGGTATCATTTCCATTAACAAATGGAACTATTTATGGATTTGGAAAACAAGTTAATATTGATTGGAGACATGGAATTCCTCCAATTAAACCTGAAATAATTCAATCAATTGAATTAACAACTTCAAAAGATCAAACTGGAAGAATATCTATTATAGCCTGGGGCAAGTCAAATCAAACCAAGTTATAAAAAATTAATTTATTTTAAATATTGTAATAAATAAAATAAATTAATATGTTCTTAACGATGAGAGCTTGTGGATCTTTTATCAGGTTTGTAGAAACGTGTTTGCTTCCTTTTCCTTTTACCAGAAACAACATTTTGTTCCGCTTCTTGAACAACTTCGACGTCATCCTCATCGTAGTTCTCATATGACTCGTCTTCATCATCTTCATCTTCATCCCCCTCATCCTCATGGTAGTTCTCATCAGACTCGTGATCAGCAGACTCTTCATCATCAGACTCTTCATCATCAGACTCTTCATCATCAGATTCTGCAATTAGATCTGCAGCAAGCTGATTACGAGGTGGAGTAAGAAAACCTTCTTCATCAGCTTGCTGCAGATCATCTTCTTCATCATAGTCCTCATCAGACTCTTCCTCATTAGACTCTTCATCGTCAGACTCTTCATCATCAGATTCTGCAATTAGATCTGCAACAAGCTGATTAGGAAGTGGTTCGATCAAACCTTCATTTGGTATGTTTCCAAAGAGTGGAATTAAACTATCATCAAGCTGATCAGGAGGTGGTATAACTAAATCAGGACGAATACTCTGTAATCTGTGACAGAAACCATTATTGTCAAATAATCCACCACCTTCATTTGCAAGAAGCTTGAGGACTTCATTCATTGATGTTTCACGAGCATCGAAAGTATGCGAATATATATTTGGAGGAAAGCTAAATACAAAGTACAGTTGTCCTTGGAATCTACACAAATTCCATCCAACTCGATCACCTCCTCCAGGAGCATGTAGAGATTTGTGTCCATCTGAATCTTCCAAGATGAAATCAAAATATTCTTCATATATTTGCAGACAGCGGCAGGAGCGGTAGGAGCGTAAAAGTGTGTTTGAGTGAATAGCCTGAATAGCCTGAATAAATTCAGGCGGGACTAGTGGGTGGACTTGTGGATCAAGTCCGGCAAAAAGTTCTTCATTGTTGTTCATTGCTGAATACTTCAATAAAATATACCTATGTTTATTATTTTTGGGATAGACAAAACAGATAACTGAAATGTCTAACTGATAGATTTATTTTTTCAATTTTTTTACCAGAAGTAAAAAATAGCCCTCGTATAATTTTGTTTAGCATACACTAGTAAAATAATTTCAGGGATATCAGAAGAATTAATTTATTTTGATATATTAAATTCACCAACACTAATTATTTCTTGGTATAATTTATTATATTCTGGATTTTCATTATTTATAGTTCTCAATTTTTCCATTTTTTCTAATACTGTGTTTTCATAATAAATATCTTCTTTTAGTATATTTTGTAGATTAACATCATTATTTATTATAGAATAAATTTTATTTTTATTTTCAAGATTTGAATATTTTATTCTATTTTTTAATGGTATTAACATTGGTTTTAAAAGATTAATTGGATAGTTATCAATTATCAAGTTCATTTTATACTCAATTTCATTATTTAAATAATCAATACAAAAATCTCTTAATTCATTGTCTTTATTATTTAAATGATGATGATGATACCATACTAGACTGTATCCTAGATAAATATTTGATAGTAAATCTGCCATATTTCCTGAAATCATTTGTTTTGATTTAATTTTTCCTCCCATTAATGCTACAAAGTTTGCAAGAATACTAAATTTTAGAGTGAGGTAGTCTAATTGAGATTGTGGATTTTTATGTGCTAAATTTAATGGATTTAATAAATTTAAATAATTTGACATTATCTCTTTGATTAATAAATTAAAATTATCATTAAACATATCTTGATTATTATCTTGAATACTTTGAAAAATAGGAAAAATATAAGGATGACTTTTATTTAATCCTTGTCCAAATATTATTAATCCTCTTGTTAATGTATTTGAACCCTCTACAGTAATTCCAACAGGTGAAGAATTATAAAATTTTGTAAAAAAATTATTATCACCAATACATATTCCACTACCTGAATAGATATCCATTCCATGATTTAAAATATTTCTTGCTCTTTCAGTTGCTTGCTGTTTCATAATTGCGGTAATAACAGAAGGCGTTGAACCAGAATCTAATATGTTATTAGTAAATTGAACACTTGTATGAATAATCCAAGTATTTATAAACATATCAATAAATTTTTCTCTAACTGCTTCCATATTTCCAATAGGCATATTAAATTGATTTCTAATATTTATATAATTCATAATAGATAAAGTAATATATTTGGATGATCCATTTGCCGTTGCTGGTAAACTAACACCTCTACCAACTGCTAAACATTCCATTAACATTTTCCAACCTTCACCAATATTATTTTCACCACCAATTACTTTGTCAGGTTCAATAAAAATAGTTCCTTTAATAGTTCCATTTGGGAAACCAGCATTATTTGGATTATGATAAGTGTTTTGAATTAAACCATCTTGAGAACTTTCAATTAATGCGACTGTTATCCCTTCTTTTTTATACTTTAATAGATTATTTGGATCTTTTAATTTAAATGCAATACCAATTAAATTTGATATAGGTGCTAATGTAATATAACGTTTATTTAAAGTAATTTTAATCTTGGGGTTTCCATCTACTAGTTCGACAGTTCCTTCATCAATTTTACCAACTGCATCACTTCCATTGTTTGGTCCAGTTAATCCAAAACAAGGAATGAATGTTCCATTTGCTAACTTGGGTAAAAAATAATTTTTTTGCTCTTCTGTACCATAATGTTGTAAAAGCTCAGCTGGTCCAAGTGAATTAGGAACCATAGTAACTACACCTAATGATGGATTATAAGAAGAGATCATAGATAGAACTTTAGACTGTGCAGAAATAGATACTTTATTTCCTTGAAATTTTTTATCAATGATCATACTTAAAAATCCATTTTCTCCCAAGTAAGTCATAATACTATTAATATTTTTACTTGGATATATACTATCTTGACCAGCATATTTTAATAATACATTTGTAGATTGAATAAAAACCTTTTCATCTGGTGTTATTTTATTTACATTCCGACCATTTAATAAATTTGAATAATTTATTTTACCTTTAAAGATTTCTCGATCTATTGAAACACCACCAGATTTTAATGCAATAATTTCAGTTTCAGAAATTTTAGGAATGATACTTTTTACACGATTAAAAATATGTTTGTACATTTATATTATAATATAATACTATTTTTTTAAATTATTGAATTTTTAACAAATTTACATAAAGATAAAAATACTTAATAAAATAATAAAATAATGAAATACTTTATAGCCTATTTTAAAAAACTAATTCCAAATATATTTACAAAAGAAGTACCCAGACCAGTTGGTAGATGGAAAATTGAAGAATGTAAAATAAAAATTGATAATAAAATAGATTTATCAAATGAAGATCATTGTGGGCCTTGTGGACAATATGCTAAAGAAAAATATATTGAGAGAAAAATTATAAATAAATAATATCTATATATTATATTATATAATGAATACTGATGATAAATTGTCAATACTTATTAATCAAAATAAACTAATATTAGAAAAATTGGAACAGATAGATAAAAGATTAGATATAATTGAAAATTCTACAAAAAATATGGATTCACATATAGAAGAAATTAATGGAATTTATTCTAATTATAAAAGTTGTCTAGATTTTGTAAATAGTAAATATGAAATATGTTGTAAACCTTTTAAATATATTAGTAGTTAATTTATATAGTTTCGTGTAATATTAATAGTCCACCTATTATTGATAAATTTTTATAAAAATGATTTTTTTGTGTAGAATCAGTAAATATATTATGAAAATAATATATTGTCAATACAGTAAATATTATTAATCCTTTAATACTAAGTTTAGTAAGAGATTTATGTTTGGAATTAAATAAAATTTTTTTCAATATAAAATAAATTGCAAAAAGTTGAATACCAATTGAAAAACCAGTTGCTAGTTTAGGCCATGGAATATTTTTTTCAACTATTAATTGATATGTTTGATTAATATTTGTAATTTTTTCATACATAGAATTAACAAATATAGCAATTAGTAATAAAACTCCTAAATTATAAATTGCATTTTGTTTTTTGAACATAGATATAGCAATTAATAATAAAACTAATAGATAATAAATTATATTTGGTTTATTAGATTTAGTTACATCTTGTTTTATATATTTATTAATAAAATTGTTACTATTTGTGAATGCTTTGCCTATTGTTGATATTCCTGGTGTGTTATGTGATCCTACTGAATATATATTAGGAATTTTACCTTTTGGTTTTATTATTCCATATTTACTCAAGTTAAAACTATTATCTTTACTTATCCATTTACCACTTTCTTTTTTAACTCCATCATAAAATGTTATATATTTTGGTTTAACATTAATTATTTCTAAAACATCTTCTATTATTTCTTTCTTTGTTAGATTGTTAACTGTTTTACCTCTTTTTTTTATAAAGTTATCAGTACTAACTATTGTACAAGACCATACAGTTTTTATTTGACTATTTTTTGTAAAATTTTTTGTATAATTTGATGTTGGTAAAATAATTAAATTATAATCATTAAAACAACTCCAACACCATTGATTTCTCCATTTGATAACTTTATCAAAATGAAGTTGGAATCCTAGAGAGTAATAACTTCCATAATCAACAATGTTTTTTATTTGGTCTATAGAACCAAAATTATTTTTTAATTCATCTTGTTGATTTAATAAAAATGTATATAATGGTTTGGGTGGTAATGTTAAAATATGAATTTTTGAATTTATGTTTGTATATTTATGAACTAGATTTGTTTTTGTTTCCAATACAGAATCAAAATGATTTTTTATATAGACTAGTTCTGTGTTTGTTAGCAATGTGATATTTTTATTTTGTAACAGCAAATTTTCAACAATATCCAGCCATTTGGTATTATCTTTTAGTTGTTTTATTTCTAAAATTAAATTTTTTGATTCAAAAAGTTCAGACATTAATAATTTATCAGGAGAATTTGCAACCAATATACTCGCAATTTTGAACATTGCTCTGCCTTTATTAGAAATATTATTTTGAGTTGTCCATTCACTAACAGTTTTACCATAATAATCTTTAAAAATGAATGATTTTATTATTTTGATAATGTCATTTAGTTCAAAATTAGACAAATATGTTTTATACATTTTATAATTTGTTGTAAAAATATCTCCATATGCATCAACTGTTTCTTTGTCATAATCAAGACCAATTTTTTTAAAAAATTTTGGTAATTCTTTATCTAATAAAACTCTTGGGCTATGTTCTGTAAATAATCCATTTTGCCATTCGACTTTCCAACATCCGCCTATTTTTTTTTCTTTTTCTACACATAATATTTTCTTATCAGGAAATATTCTGGAAATTTCTAATGCTAAATTAATACCAGTAGGTCCCATCCCATATATTGCATAATCATAATTCATTGTTATTATAGACTTTTAAAATAAAATAAATAAATTTATTTATTTTATTAACTTGACAAAAAATTTTATTGCAAAGACATATTCTATTTAAGATTATCTAAATAGTCTACATTTGATGACTTTTTGTACATTTATTTTAGATTCAAGTAGTTTGATACTAAGATCTAATAAAATTAAACAAGCTTGTTTGATTTCAGGACTAGTTTTAATTTCATTTGATTCAATTAAAATAATAAAAATATTCTTAATCATTTGAATTACTTGTTCTCTAGTAACTTTAATTTTATTAAGTTCACTAACATTTGTATTAAGTACATCTTGAACAAGTAAAATAATCTCAGGGATATCAGAAGAGTTAATAACTTTATCAGACATAATCTTCTTTACATGAGTTCCCATTGAATTAATTACTTGAGGACATTTAGAAAGAACTAGATTTAATACAGCTAGACCATCTGGATGTAAATTAACTTTAATAGCAAACTCTGTATCAGATAGTTTAGATTGAAGTAATTTTACAAATGTATCAACAATAATATTAGAAGATACATCAACTATTTCTGTAGTAATAGTTGTTTTTGATAAATTAATTAAATTCAAGCTAATATCTTGGGTTTCCATATATAATATTATTCTATATATTATTTTTATCAAAATGAACTCATTAGCAAGCAAACTTCCCCTCAGGACGGGTTTGTTTGCTTTAGCAAGCAAACTTCCCCTCAGGACAGGTTTGTTTGCTTTAGCAAGCAAACTTCTAAATTATCAGGAAGATTTTCAATCCATTGTAGCATCTGACTAGTTGGTAAATTAAGATTAGGATCAACTTGTTTTGATTTTTTAAAATATTCAATTATTAGATCAAGTTGTTTGTTTTCGATAATCCAATACAATATAGATTTTTTAAGTGATTTATCTATTTTTCTGACAGCTTTTTCAGTATTTTTAATATGTGACCATTTAAGCTTATTGGCTTTTAGCTCTTGACTATAGTACAAATCAAATGATTTTGAATTTAATTCTTTACAATATTTTAGAACTTCATCAAGTCTAAAAATTTTATCTAAAATTTTCTTAATAAATGATACAAACATTTGTTTAAATTGTACATAATCTGGATTTGATTGAGTATGAAAATTAAAATTATTAGGAATAGCTTGTGCATTAGCATAATCCCATATCCCAATATAAAATTTATTATAAATAAATGTTTTTTTTATTTGGTCAATTTGATAAATTTGTTCAATTGGTCCAGATAATTTATTTACAAGAAAATTTTCTACATGAATATCATTATGAAAATATCCTGTAACTTTTTGAAAATACCAAATACAAATTAAAATCTGATAACAAATACTTTTAAAATCTTCAAAAGTATATTCACCAAGTAATAAGTCTTTAAGATTTTTATCATAATATTCATAAAACATTAAACTTTGTTTATCACATTCAAGTTCTTTATAAAAGTATGGAAAATGAATAAAAGAGTTAGTTATTTTATATTGAGATAATAGCTTAAGAAGTTTAATTTCAAGATCAATGTCTCTAGGATCTATAATACTTGAATCCCAAGTTTTTGTATTTGTTGTTGGTTGAATTTTAACAGAAATTTTATATCCTTTTATATTTAATTTATAAATAAATCCCCAAAATCCTTTACCTATTAAATTCTTACCTTCCAACATATCTAAAATTTGTTTACATGTTTTTGTATCTAAATATTTAACAACGTCTAAATCTGTTTCTATATAAGTATTTTCCATTAATATTATATAGAATAAAAAATTTCACCTTTTAATTTTTTAATAATTTGATCTGTTTTAATAAAACATGTAAATGTTACATTTGAGTCTAAACTCGTTAAAGTACAACCTAAATATTGAATTGATTCAACTTGACCCGATAAACCTGATAAAAAAACTATATTATCACCTAATTTTATTATTCCTGAAATCTGTACACATATTAATAAATAAATACAATCTCCCGAATATAGTTTTGTTAATACAATTGTTTTATTTTCATATGGGTATAGATCAGAAAAATCAGAATAATTAAAATCACGTTTTACTTTAGTACAACTTTGAATAAAATCTACTGGTAACTCTTTTGATAAATCAATACCATCACAAGATTTTGTTTTTATAGTAATATATGGGAGATTATTTTTTGTTAAAAACTCAACATACTCATTTGTTTGATCACCGGGTCCTGCTAATATAATTCCACAGTTTGATATTTGAGCTAATTTTTCTAAATAATTTTTATTTTCTAGAATATTTGCAGGAGTATCAATTAGCGTTATATTTGAGTGTTGGGATTTTAAAGTTTTTATTGTAATTGAATTTGATTTACCAGAATATAGTTCATGTTTATGTGATACTAATAAATTTCTTAAATATCCTTTTCCATTATCTAACTGTTTATAAATTAATGCAGAAACTAAAGTAGTTTTACCAGAATTTTCTGGACCAATTATTAATATTCTAATTTCTGGTTGAATAATACATTTTGATTTTACACCAATTTTATAATATATTTTGTTTTCTGATTTAATTGTATTAAAACTATGTATATTTACATCTGCATTTTTAACAATTGTTTTGAAAACTTGAATTGTTTCTTTTGATTCTGCTAAATCAAGACCATAAATACTTCCATTATCATTTATACCCAAGTAGTAAATCGCTTTTCCATCCCCTTCTTGGATTCTCCATTTCATTTGTGTTACAAGACTATCAATTCTTGTATTATCAATCATTTCATATGTAAGGAGTCTTTTATATTCAATATTATCTTCTTCGGATTCTGGCGGGAGATTACAAGTAAATTCTAGTACTGAGGGTATGGCTACCATTAATACTATTATATTTAACAATTCTTTATATTAAAAAATTGAAAAATAATACTTTATACAATTATAGTAAAAAAATTGATGTTTTATATGTGTTAAACAAATACAAGTTAATATATATATAACAATATTACCAAACTATAGCAATGAGCTTTAATGGAAAATTTTTTGCCCCTCAAACTAAGACTACGACCGAGCATGACCCAAACTCTTTTATGGCCAAATTAATGCGCCAAAAAGGGTCTGTCAGTCAAGGTTTAAATAAGTCACCCGAAAATCAGAAACAGACATCAAGTTCTGATTTTCTAGAACGTTTACGAGCATCAAAAGTTGATACTGGTTCAGAATCAACTTCTGATACTCCTAGACGTTCATATGCACTACAAACCGATACTAATTCAGAAATTCATGTTCAGAAAGAAGTATCAAGTTCTGATTTTATGGAACGTTTGCGTGCATCACGGATTAATACTGAATCAGTTAATACTGAATTAGATAATCCTATTCAGCCCAAGTCTGAACCTGAAGATAAAAAACAAATGTCAGGAGAAGATTTTTTAAAACAATTGGCTCTTAAAAAAGGTATTAGTACAGAGAGCAAGTCATATGCATCAACACTTTTGAGTCCTACTGTTGTAGTTGAACCAGAACCAGTTATAACACATGATGAATATATTGCTCAACTGAAAAAAAACAGAGATGCAAATAATTCTAGTCGAGTTACTACTTTGACATATGATTTTGCAAAAAGTTGTGTACCTACAATATCAGAAATTGAATTGCCAGATTATGCAATTGACAAATATGAAACTGACTCTGAATCAGGATCTGTTGAAGATGAAGATGTACATGTACCTACTGCCGAAGAGTTATTATACTCGACAAGATACACTTTTGAGCAATATGAGAGTGTAACTACCACACCTGCTATTTCAAAAGAAAATATGATAAACTTTTTGAGTAAACAAGGTTCAAATGGTGGTTTTAATCCTGTGGATGCATATAATAACACTCTATCTGATACTGATCGCGCACAAATTAAAGAAGAAACAATCAGAAAAAATATTGGTGTAGTTGATTTGGATATTAGATCAAAGTCTGAAAATGAAAAGATTATTGAAGAGCTTGGTCCAAGAAAGAGTTCTCTTTCAAAAGCTGAAAAAAAAAAACTTGATCTAGCAGAAAAAGAAGAAAAAGCCCGTAAAAAAGTTGATAAAGAAGTTGCAAAAGCACTCAAAGGGCCATCAAAAAAAGTCCAAGATATGATCTCCAAGAAAAAATCTGCTAAAGAAGAAAAAGTATTATCAGAAGATGATAGTTACTTGATTAAACTTGCAGAAGAACTTAAATGTAAAAGAATCAAGACCGTATATGATGCAGCAAACTGGATAGTAATTATTGCAAATCCAGAAAACAAAATGAAGGGGTTTGGACTTCTATTTATGGAGATATCAGATCCTACTCTTAAAAAAATTATCTATGTGGAGATTATCAGAAGATTCTCTATTGAAGAAATAAAATCAAAGAAATGTAAAGAAGCAATAATAAAATTTTCTAAAACATTTTCAACTAACGAAATAATCAAGTTTCAGCTTAAAGAGATGGAAGATATAATTCCACCATTCTCCCCTTTTGAAAGAAAAAAGATGTGTTTAGATCCTTGGCAGACTGATGTATTCAGATATATTAATCAAAAGGTTTCAATTCTTATTGATGCACCAACTGCTGCAGGTAAAACTGTATGTGCAACTTATTGTGTGACTGTTTGCGAAAAAGTTCTTTTTGTACTTCCATCAAAGGAACTTGCAAATCAAGTAGCAGGAGTTATTAGAAATATGAAAACTCAAACTACTAGTTATACACCTATTAAGTTAATTACAGGAGAGAATATTTATGAAGACGGCGATCCTAAGGTTTTTATTGGCACTGCTGTTGATTTAGAAAGGTATTTTAACCTTGAAAATTCTCAAAGAATTAAACAAGGTGAATCAGACAGATATTCTTCACAATTTAATATTGATACATTTGACTACATTATCGTAGATGAAATTCATCAGATGAACTCGCCCGAACAAGGCTGTGCTATGCAACGTCTTATTAAACGTTTCAAATGCCCAATGCTAGGGCTTAGTGCCACTATTGGAAATCCAGAAGAGCTTAGATCTTGGTTAGAGTATTTAAAAGAAACTACACCCAATAGAGAAGTAAAACGTATATCTTATGACAAGCGTTTTATTAATCAACAGAAGCATGTGTGGGATGGTAAAGAACTTGTTTCTATTCATCCTCTCTCTGTTATTACACTGGATGATATCCAGACTGGTAAACTAACACGTACTGAAATGCAATTTATTCCAAAAGATCTATTTATTTTGTATGATAAAATGGAAGAACTCTACCCTCTTGAGGCAATTGTATCTGTTGTACCAGAAACCTTCTTTGAAAATGCTTGTATTGGTTTGAATGAATGTAAAGGGTATGAAAGTGCAATGAAACAATTACTTACTGATCTATCACATACATATCCCGAGCAGACTGATTGTTTGCTAGCTCATTTCGCAATTGAAGATATTGCACTTGAAACATTAGGACCAAAGGATTTGTATCATGTGTTAAAACAAATGCAATACTCAAAAAAACTCCCAGCAATCATTTTCAAGTTTGATCCAATCAGTTGTAAGAAGGTTGCTAATGATCTTCTTGAATGGATGGAGCAAGAAGAACAAGAAAAATATCCTCTTTATCGTGATACTCGCGAGATTCAAAGTAAACATTTCAAACAAATGAAATTAAAAATAGAAGAAATTGATAAGGTAAACTTTGGCAAGTCAGATGATATCAAATCTGACAAGTTAGATCGCGAGAATCGTGTAAAGGATGCATGTTTAAAGGAATTTATTGACGAGTTTACACGATTTGTTGGACATAATATTCATAAATATTCTAGTGAAGTTGATGATCCTAACATCTCAGAAGAACGTCGTGCTCGTCTCGAGTTCTATATTACTCATTATACCAAGGAAGTAAAAGACCTCGAAAAAATGAAAGAGTTGAGAGATATTAATGTATTCGCTCCTCATCCTGACTTTACATTTTCTAATGTAACTATCTGTATGGGGACTATGGTTGAAATTAGAAGTCTTCTTAAACAGTATACTAGTCAAATTGTTAGTGATGCTCGTGTTAGTAAAAAGAAACTAACAAATAACTTCAATATTGGATACAATCATTTCTTTCTTAAATCTATTGAACGTGGATTTGTACTCTATTTGAATGCTTTACCGCTTCCTTTTCAACGAATCGCTCAGATGTTAATTGCAGATGGCGGTGCACCTATTACATTTTCAGATAAAAGTTTGTCTGTTGGAGTTAATTATGGAATTAGAAGTGTTGGATTGTTAGGTTCTACATCTAATGATACAATTGACAAGTCTACAGCAGATCAAGCTTCAGGACGATCAGGACGAAGAGGTTTGGATACGAAAGGACACACAATTTATATTGGTGTGAATTGGAAAGAGTTAACTTCTTCAGAGTATATTAAAGTGACTGGTGCTAATCCAGATAACGAGTACATGTCATTACCTCAAGAGTTTAACACAGAATTTGATATTAGTCGTTTAGCTCTTGTATCACTTGCTGATTATAGTGACATAATTTCAGATTCTAGTCTTGCACCCGAAGTTCAAAAAGAGAGAATTCAAGTTTTACAAGAGGAGCGTATGCAATTAATAACAGAAACACATCAAGAACTTGTTGAAAGACTTGGGTTTAAAAACTTTATGAATGTGTACAGACTATCTGATTATGGTATTCTAAGTGAGACAATTATTGACTTTCTTCTTTTCATATCTGGAAAAATGTATTCTGGGACTAGTATTGAAAAATTAGATTTATTTGAGATGATTGGAACATTAGTTGATAATCATAATGAAAAGCTAGTATTTTCTAATCAGCAAAATGAAAATCTAATGTACGAGTTCCAGGAAGATATGGGTTCAAAGGGTGTGATGGTCGAGCTTCATGGTTACAACTCGTTAACTAGATCATATAAACGAGCTCTTTTTAATGAAAATATTAGCATATCTATGGCACGTCTTTTGCATATTAATGAGATTATTAGAATATTATACAATCAAACTCATACTATGAGCAAGACTAACAAATGGGTTGGGATGTTACTAACTATATTCGATGAGATTAAAGGTCACATCTTCAAGAATATTATTTAAAAAAATGAAATTAATTTATTTTATATATAAAGAAATACAATACATATAATATAAATATGGTACTAATTGAATCTATTTCTATTGGATTATTTAATAAGATTAAGTCTTGGTCTTATGTAGAACCAAAAAATAATTTACCTAAAAAACAAGTTTATTTGTTAGGGCAAGGATGGTTTGCAAAAGGTTTTATGGAGAATATTGATAAATCAAAGTTTGTAGTAATAAATATATATAGATATCCATTTGTTAATACTCCTATGTTACTCCAAACAATTAAACCAAAGACTAGTAATTTTTTACATAATAATAAATGCTTTACTAGTTTAATAGATAAATCTATTCAAGATGAAATTATAACTATTAATCTTGAAACAAAGAAAATCTATACATTAACAAAAAGCTATACATGGGCTGGTGGATATCTTGTTTGTGGGTTAGGATCAAATACTGATGCTGGTAGATTCTGGACTGATAAAATTGAACATATAAAAAAACTAAAACCTGGTTCTAGTTTATGTATTGTTGGTGCAGGTCCTACTGGAACAGAGTTAGCATTTCATTTGTCAGATTTAGGTTTTAAGCCAACTCTGTATGATGGTTTACCATCTGTATATACTTTTTTAACTCCAGAATCTAAAAGTAAAATTATTGAACAACTTGTTGTAAAATCAATACCACTACATACTTCTAGAATGTTTCTTGATTCAGATAGATCAAAATTTGATGATATAATATTTGCAATTGGATCAAGACCAAATGATTTAACATCCAAATGGAAACCAACTGCTCAATTAACATTAGAATCTAACCCCGAGGTATTTGTTGGAGGAGATGGTGTAAATACAGGATTACCAAAGACAGCACAAGTTGCATATCAACAAGGTCTATATGTTGCTCAAAAATTAAATAAATTGGATCAGACAAAAAATAATAATTTTGATTTTAAATTTATTCCTAAAGGAACAGCAATATACATAGGAAAAAGTTGGTATTTAGTTGAATTACAATTTAATGGTTCATCTTATACACTAACAATTCCAGAAAAGTTAGTTCAACTTTATTATTCTTGGTTTAAATAGAAATATCTAACAAATATATTATTTTACATAAATTTTTTTATATAAAATAATATTATAATAATGAACTCTACAGAATTAAAATATAACTTTTATTCAAGAACTTTAAAAGGTGGAACTCAGACAATTCCTTTACAACAGCAAACAGTTCCTTTACAACAAGAACAAGTTCCTTTACAACAAACACAACAAGTTCCAAATCAAACACAACAAGATCCAAATCAAACACAACAAGATCCAAATCAAACACAACAAGATCCAAATCAAACACAACAACAAGAACAACAACAAGCTCAAACACAAGTTTCAACTAGTGGATTAGAGGAAGAGGGATTAAATCAATTAAATCAACAAGTACCTAAAACAAAAGTTGATTTTAAAATTGCTACAATTATTGGAAATTTAGATCAGACTCTTGGATCTAAACAAAAAATTAATATTGATAATTTATTTATAGGACAACTTTTTGGTTCAAATTATTAGTTTATAAGATAAACTATTTAAACATTTTTCTAAATAATGAAAATATCAATGTTGATATCATCACTATTAGTATTCCACGTACAATATCTATTCCAACGAATGCTAATGACCATTTTTCTGGATTTAATGTATAATTACTTAAACTATATACCCCATATATAGCTAATCCTAGAATAGGAGCTCTCTTTAAAATATTTAAAAAACTAAAGTCAGAACTAGAAACAATTAAAAAATAAATAGCCATAGCTATGCAAAACCAGCATGCAAATATATACATAATATTCATAAATGATTCTTGAGGTAAAACAGAACTATATAAAAATCCAGCGTATTTTTGAGTGAAGAATAAGAATAGTGAATCTAAAATAGCAACTAACGCAGTTAATAAAAATATTTGTATCATTATAACATAAGCATATAAAATTTTTTATATGTTTTATTATTATATGTTAGTAACAATTGGGTTTACAAATTTATCAATTATAATTGTAATTTCTATTATATTAATTGCAATGACATTAGGAGGTAATATATTTAATTTATCTAGTTTAAATCCTTTAGGATCTTTAGG